ACTGATCTTGAGGTCTGGGCCGTATTCGCTCTGCAACCGATTGATCAGCTTACGCAGTGTCTCGCCTTGCTTGGGCGTAAAGTTGTCTTCGAACGCTTGATCTTTTGTGCCGCCTTTGCCGCCAAACAAGCTGACACCAATCGTGTCAGAATTGTGGCCTTTGACGTGTGCGCCTGCTTTGCTGATAGGCCGTCCGTTGAGTAGCTGACCCCCGCGATCAATCAGGTAATGATAGCCAATATCTGACCAGCCGTTATCTTCCACATGCCAGCGGCGCACCTCATCAACGCGCTGCGAAGGCGTGGCGTCTGCCATGAAGTTTGGCGGTGTTGCAGTGCAATGGACAACGATCTCGTTGATCTCACGCATTACTGATGCCTCTCGCTGCGCTCAAGAATGTCGCGGATATATTGTATATTTGTGTCCATCCTTGTGATGGACAGCGCCTGCGCCTGCACGCTGGCCTCCAACATCTCCAGCCTGTTTTCGTGGCGCGTCAGATCGCGAGCGTTCTGGGACACAGAGGCGTCAAGTCCTGCAATGAACCAAATTAGAGTCCCAGTCTGAACGACCACGGCAAAGATTATGGAAAGCGGTACGCTCTTCGAGAGGTGCCAGGGTTCTGTTTCCATTTTGTCGTCCTCTTTACTTACTGAAGTATACGTCGCGCGAGCCTATGCCGCAACGTCCTTCCAATCTGGGTTAGGGGAGGGGTCAACAGGCGACCACACCGCCGGATCAGTTGGCGTCTCGCTCCACACGGTGCTGGGCGACGTTACTGGCTCCCACACCGCTGGGTCAGTCGACGTGTCGGACCAGTCCACAGTCGGCGAAGGCGGCACCAGACCCCATACCAGAACGGCCCCGACAGCGCCTGTGGCCGATACGCCCGTGATCGTGAGGCTTACGCCCGTTCCTGCCGTGACGGTGACGGAGCCGACTTCACCAGTGGCCGATACGCCCGTGAGCGCGAGGGTAGCGTCCGCCGATATGGTGACGGAACCGACAGCGCCAGCGGCTGATACGCCCGTTAGAGCGACCAGCGCATTTGCGTCGGCGGCGAGTGCGGCTAGGGGTGCGCTCGCGAGAGGGCTGAAGCCGAGCATTCTTTAGGGCTCCTGCGGCCAGATCACATTGTAGGGAAAGCCATCTTGATTCGTAATGTCGCGCAGTGCTTGGCGATAATTCAACCAGACCAAGGGAATTTGCACACCCAAGCCATCGCGAGCGTTTTGATCAACAGCCTTTGACGTGGCCCAATCCGTAGCGTCTAGCAAGTCGTCGCGTTGATTGCGTACACGGGCTTTTGCCTCTGCTTCTGGTAGGTTGCTGATCGTTTTTCGATTAACAACACGATTTGCTTCAACGATTATTTCATTTGTAATTACGGTTAGCGGATAGGTGCTGATGTCTATGGTTTCGTCAATCATTTCTACCACGGAATCTACCCCGTTAATGTACCCTGCGACGGGCGGCGAAACGCGTTGACCATCAGCAAGGTCTACCCAGCCTTTATGTTCAAGGTAACGGCGAATGAGTTTGCCGTTTCGAATGTGTGCAAGCATGTCTATGTCCTACCTTAAAGCTATTGCGTGAGCGCCAAGGCGATCGCTGGAAGGGCTGTCCGTAATGGTGATTGAGTGTGAGGTCGCAGCAGAAGCAAACTCGCGACTCGCGGAACCATATCTACGAGAATTTACGCTAACATCAGAGTCTTCATCTACCCCTGTCCATGCCAGAGAGTTCGTGTTCTTCTTTGCTGTACCCCCGTTTGCAGCCACAATTCCCCCAGCCTCTACATCAATAGAACCAGACGCTGAACCGGTTGTCCCCGAGGCCATCTCCGCTGTGTCCGTCACCGCACTCGCGTCGGTAAGATCAAAAACATTCCATACTGAAAGAAGTGCCCTGTTCGCGTCGTTGCTAACAGAAAAGTCAAAGTCAAAATCGCCGGAAGTGCCTGTCTCCAAGAACAAGATAAAAAACGCATGGATATTATCGCCGTCTTCGTATTGGCTTAACAAAGTCGGCGTAACGCCACCAATATCGTCCATGCTGATATTTCCACTCAGTCCGCTTGCAGAGCCAAGGGAAAGACCCGCCAATATGTAGCGTCCTGTTGCTGCCGCGCCTAACGACACACTTGAAAAATCCATTACCGAAGAGGAAGCCGAGTTGCTAATGGCAGTAGCCACAAACGTTATTGTCGCATCAGCAGCCAAACTGCCGCCAGCATTAGTTACCATGGGTAAGATCAAGCTCATTGCAACGCTCTCACATTGAGCGTCGAATAGGTCGTGCCGCCTTTGTTAATCACGTCGACGTAACACAAGAAGTCGTTGCCGTTTGTTGTGTCAAAGCTGTCACCAGCCACTTTCGTGAAGCCGCTCGTAGTGATCGCGCCTGCACTTGCGTTGTTTGTGACAAGAATCTGCATGTGGATCGCCTCGTTGCTATCCGCAGTAGGTGGTGCAAGAGTGAACGATCCGCCGTTGACGATTGCTTTGGTGTTGCCCGTGTCTTCATTAGCTGTGTACGTACCGGACGATTTCGTCCCATCGTTGTCCAGCGCAGCAGTAAAGCCTGCGGTCAACTGGTCAGCAACATCAGCGAACAAAATGTCCGTGGTATCCAGAGCCTTTACACCAGCAAGGTCAGTCAACTCACTGTCCATTAAGGCACCAGCAGCCGTGACGTTGGCAGTATCAGTGACATCAGCGCTGGCTTCAATGCCGTCGAGCTTCGTGCCGTCAGTTGCCACGTCTCTGCCGTCTACATTACCAGTTAAGGTAATGCCTCCGGTTACGCTTATACCATTTGAGGTTGTTTCTAGCTTTTTTGAGCCATTAAAATAGAGGCTGTTTGAACCAGCAGTCGTAAACACCGCAAGCTGTTGACTGTTTGCGGTGTCCCAAAGTGTAACAGAAGGCCCGTTAGTTTGGATGCTAAGGCTTCCTGACTCAAAGTCACCTATAACGGAGTTTGAGCCATTATGGTAAATTTGGAGATTATCACTATCGCCAAAGCTTGCCTTATCGTTGTCATTAAAGGCCAGATCGCCAGTCATTGTGCCGCCGGAGGTCATCAGCGCGCCCGCAGCAGTGACATTTGTCGTGTCAGTTACGTCTGCTGACGCCTCAACACCGTCGAGCTTCGTACCGTCTGTTGCAACGTCCCGGCCATCGACAGTGCCTGTAACGGTGATGTTACCTGTTGCCGCAATACTTTCAGTATTTAAGCTGCCTTCAATGGTAATGTCTTGATCAGCATTCCATAAGAAAGGAAGTTCTTGTTCTTTACCTTTACCTTGGTCCCCTGATCGTTGTGTAAGCAAGCTAATGTATGAAAGTTCTAGGTTATTTGTGTCATTTCTTTCAATAGTCAGTCTAAGCTTGGAGTCACCAAAGTACGAACTTACCTTAAAAAATACTACGTCAGCATTTGCAGCAGTCGTCGAGGTGTGGCGGGTAGTCCAGTTTGTACCATCTGAGCTGCTTTCTAGGATTACATTTTTACTAGAGGCCGGATTGCTGTACGTAAATCCAATTACCAGCCATTCGGCATTGCCCCAAGATGTACCATTAAAGTTCCAACGAACTTTTGTTATCCCGCTTCCGGTAGCCAATGTATAGTTTACCGTTTCTTTTTGGGCAAACAATCCTTTATCAAGGGTCGCAGATGACCATGCAGAACCATTATAAGTTTCATAAGTTGCTGAGTAGTTGCGATCGAAGGCAAACAAGTCGTGCCAACTCACCTTGGAAAATGGAGCATTTACAAAAGTGTTGGCCACCATCGTGTACGCGGCTGTATCGCTCGTGGAGAAGGTTAGACCATTAACGCTATTAACCTGATCTGCCTGATCGCTACGAAGAAACTGCCCGCTTTGGAGACCGTCAAGTGTATCCGCATCCAGACCTGAACCTGAGCCGTCAACAGTTTTAATTGCTGTTAAGATTTCTGCTGCTGTTTGATCTGCCGTGGCGTTCGATTCAATGCCATCTAGTTTAGTGCCATCAGCAGCAACGTCCCGGCCATCGACAGTACCAGTGACGGTGATCGAAGCAAACGTAGGACTGTCGCCTGTCGCAACGCCCTGATCCATGTTAGCAGCGCGTTGCAATTCGCTGGCCTGCACGCTGAGAAATACAATCGCAGAACCCGACAGGTTGATCGCCGCGTCCGAGTTGTTGCTCTCGCTGACCGTCCGACTTAGCGTCGTGCCGCTGGACGTATACGTCCCCGCGCCGATCTCCCAGTTGTCGCCGTCTTCGATGACATAACTGACGGTCTGGCCGTTGGTGATCCCACCATCAGAAAATGACTGATAGCCGGACTCAGCGGCACCGAGAGTAATCGTCCCGGTGCCGGTGGTTGATGTCGAGACTTTGACTCGGTTGGCGAGCGTTACCATGTGTTACCCCAGCCGGATGATTGCGTTAGAAGCGTCTGCGGCGGGCATGGTGATTTCAAAGTCACCCGCCGTTGACGTTTTGTCTGACCCGAAATCCAAGACCGCGACGGCCTTGTTCGATTGCGACGAGTTGTAGATCAGCGCGCCCCTCGCAGTGATGGTGGCAGAGGTCCAAGTCACGTCAGAGAAATCCACGAAAGCGGTGGTGCCGCTTGTGTTGACGCTTCCACCCACCACCGTGAGCGTCTCACCGCCCGCCGTGTAGTTGGTGCCGCTCGCCTCGTTCGTGGCGCTGTACGCGGGCGTCGTGGCATCCAATGTGGCGCTCGACGTGTACAAAGCGATCTTGAAAGTGTCGGCGGTAAAGTCGTGTATGCCCGCCAGCGCTTCCGCTTTGAAGCTGGTACACATTGCTTGGGTGATAGCCATATTGAGTGTCCCTTGTAACTAGAACCCTAGCTAATAAATTAGGCCATAGGTTTTGCGCGCATACGGATTGATGAAGAACCGATGCGCGCGTTATCGTTCTCAATACGCAAAGCCTCAAGTGATTGTTGCAAAAGGCTACCCCATGTCTGCACGCGACCATCGTCATCTAAATACGGCGCAGCCTCAAGAAGCCCCCCGTACAGGTAAATGTCTGGCGCTGTCTGCAACAACCAGTTCGACGTGTTGCTGTCGCTAAGTGCCGGAATTTTACCATAAAACGTCAGTTCCGCTTCGTATGTCGTGTCGGGTGCAGGAATGATTTGAAACTGCCCAGCAACCATACTGAAGAATTTAGGTCTCCCTGGGCCGCTGAACGAAACCTCTTCTTCAGCGATCTGATCGGCGGTGACAAACTCCAACGTCGTGATCGGCGTCGTGTTTAGCTGCATACGGATGTTCTGAAGCCATGCCGTGGGCGTAGGGAAATAGCCGTTAGAAACATCGGCTGTCTCGCGGCTCACCATTCGGTAATCGCGGATGCTTCGATTGAACTTCGCTTCAGCGAGATCAATAAAAGACGGGATCACCGTTGTCAGGTCATCCCTCAATAGCCAATCTGCAATGGCCGATTGCAACTCGCTGTAAGTCGTGATCGGCATCTATACCGTCCCTTCGCGTGTCCTAAATACCCGATTATCGGGGTTGTTAAGCCATTTCTTCAAAGCCGCCGGATCGTCAGCGATACCTTTGGCCTTCAAAGAATAATACACCGAAAGCGGAATTGATGCGACTTTATTCACATCACCCCACTTCGTGCGCTTGTCGGTCATGTTTCGTTGCCGTGCGTTAACGGTGTCAACGTCAATGGTCTGCTCAGTTTCAACAGCGTACTCACCGTTGTCCTTTACGTGCCAATACTTCTTGATGCCCGTAGCGGGATCAGCACTAAAAAAACGTCTGCCCATACTCTCTCCGAAATAGAAAGGGGGCGTCCGTTAAGACGCCCCGCAATTTTACGAACTGGTGAGGTCGTAGATAGCGCCATGCGCTTCTTCGTTCATCACTTTCAGACCGAACTCAGCAAGCATCATGCCCTTCTCAGCGTCACCCGTCTTGGCAAGTTCCACTTGACGGATCGGGCGCAGGTAGCAGACCGCCGCATATTCAGGGTCCAAGACGAACGCATCGCCTGCACGCTGGAAGCGGTTTGGCACTACGGTGAGAGTGCCAAAGTCGGACATGTAAACGTCTGCCGCACCGACGATGGTGGTAGGGCCGTCGTTTGGTGCCATGTAACGCTGGGCTGCGATGCCTGCAAAGCCGGAAACGGCCTGCTTGTTGAACGCACCAACCATGAGGATCGACGGGTTGCCCCCAGCGGTCCAGGTTTTCTGCATGACATCTTTCAGCATTCCCTCAGTGAATGCGCGAGCCGTACCATCGGTACGGGCATCAGTACCGTCGCCAGTTGCCGCAGTAGCGTCACCAGCTTCGCTGATGTTTGTCGCGATCCACGAAGGAAGACCAGCAGTCTCAGGTGCCGTGCTGGTATTGCCTGCGACGCGGGCGTTGTTTGCCAAAAGAACAGCTTCGATGTCACGCTTGAGTTCCTTGCCGCGCTTGGCGACTTGGTAAGCGACTTCGTTTGCACGACCTGCCTTGTCAACCTCTTCGAGGTTGTCCGCGATCACATAGGTGCGACGACGGATATGGGTGTAGTTGCCCAGGCGGGTCGTTGCTGAAGTCGCGTCAAACGAACCTACGTCGTCACCATTGATGACGGCAGTGGTCGAAGTCGCTGCAAGCGAATCAGTCTGCCACTCAAAAAACGTGTT